TATATGAAAGTCGCTCTTACAAGAATTGGTCTTAAAAAAGACGAAAGAGCAGAACTAATGGGGCCACCACCAAACGAAAAAGAATTAAAGAAACATCTAAAGACATATCTAAAAATGTTGAAGGATAAAGAAGCAGGTGGAGAGGATAGAAAAACAGCATTAGGTAATGACGACATTGGAATAATGACAAGATTACTAACTCAAGAAAAAATGATAACTGGAAAAGCACCAATTGACCCACCAATGCTTGATACAGAGTTAAAAAGGTTCTATGAAAAACAAACAGATGCTTTGAACTCTCAAAGAGAAAGACTAAATGAACTTGGAGCAAAAAATGGTCAAGAAAATTTAGGAAATAAAACCTTTGTGAGAGACTTAATTAACAGAATGCATTTAAACATAGCAGAGGGACATAACCCAGGTGGAATACCAAATGAGAACTTTGAATTAATACATGGTACTATTGGATTTAAGAATGAAATACGACAAGATGCAGATGGTAGTATGTATAGAAAAGGAAAAGGTGGTTTCTACAAATTAGATAAAGATGGTAATCCTACTGGTGACCCAGTAAAAGCAAAAGAATTAGACGATTTTGATTGTCCTGTAGTTGGAAATCCAGATACACACAGACATTGTCTTGGTCTAAAAGAAGGGCAGAAAGTGGAAGAGGGATTTGATGTGAAATATGAAGAGTATAAAATGGAAGATGGTTCAACAACTATTAAGGCGTTGATATATGATAGAAATGATAAACCTATAGCAGTACAAACTTGTAGACCAAAGTCTGGTCCAGGTGGTATGATACAAGATAGTATGCAGTGGAGTAAAGACTATCAAATCTGTTTAGCAAAACAAACTAAACTCCAGGGATATTGTGGATAATGAATACTCAACTACTATGCTCATTCTCTACAAGGAGAGACTATAAAAGTATCATTGATATCGTCAAGGAAAGTTACGATGTCGTATTTAAGAAAATTTATTTACTGGAAAACCTTGACAATAATAGGCAAATGATGTTAACTTACAATGTTGTCAAGGGGAGTAGTATACACTTACCTCAAACAATTTCTTTACATAGAAAGAAACAAACAAATACATTGTATACCATCAACGCAATAAACGAGATAGTTATATTGTTAAACGATGGTAACATGGATAAAGGATTTCCTATACCTTGGCAGAACTATAGTAACTCTATGTTACTAACTGGAGATGAGGGATTAAAAGTTATTAAAACAAAACTCTTTAAAATAATTGATGTTTAATAAAAAAAACACTTGACTTGTATAGTAAAAGTGTTGTATATTTAGGTATGGAAAATGGGGATAGTACAACCATTTTCAAAACAAAATAGTAAAGGTTATAAATGAAAGTAATAGAAAAAAATTCTCGTGAAGTTATAGTAGTCCAGGAATCAGAATACAAAGACAATACATTTGTTGATATCAGAGTTCATGGTAAAAATGATAACGATGATTTAATACCAACCAAGAAAGGTGTAGCATTAAATCCAAAGTTTGTCCCACAATTGATTGAGGCACTATTAGAACTTGCAGAAGAAAAGAATTGGGAAAATTTTAAAACTAATTAAAATAAAATTGATGTTTTCGCAATTAGTTAGATACTTATTTTTGGTTACAGAAGTAACTAAACAATGAATAATAACAAAATAACAAATAAACTTAAGGAGAAACAACATGGCTCTTAATTTAGACCAAATCCGAAATCGTCTTAATTCACTTCAGACAACAACCTCAAGAACTAATAATATGTACAAACCACAACCTGGTAAACAAGTTGTTCGTATATTACCTTATAAGTTCGCTAATGATGCAACTGTAGCAGGTGCTTTTATTGAGCAGTATTTTCACTATGATATCAATAAGAGAACTTATCTTTCACCGATTACTCATGGTAATCCAGACCCTATTCAAGAGTTTGCAGAAAGACTAAAGTCTACTGGTAGTCGTGAGGATTGGAATCTGTCTAAAAAACTCACTCCGAAACTTCGTACATTTGCACCTGTAGTAGTTCGTGGAGAAGAGGGAGAAGGTGTTCGTTTCTGGGGATTCGGAAAGATGGTGTATGAAGAATTACTATCTATCTTAGCAGACCCAGATTATGGAGACATCACAGACCCAGTAAGTGGTAGAGATGTTCAAGTTGAAGTCAAAATGCCAGAAGAGACTGGTAAGTCATATCCAACAACAACGATTAGGGTAAAACCAAATCAAACTCCAGTATCATCTGATGAAACTCAAATGAAAAATTGGGTTGAGAATCAAACTGATATGAAAGAAATCTTTACAGAAAACACATATGATGAACTGAAAGAGATTCTTCAAAATTGGTTGAATCCAAGTGATGATACTCAAGAAGAGAGTGTTGGTATTGAAGAAGACACAACTGAGACAACTCCAGAAGAGAAGTCTTCTACTACTAAAGTCACGAATGTAAGTGACGCATTTGACGAATTGTTTAATTCTTAAAATCACAATACGATAGTGGGCAGTGGCATATACTGCCCACTTTTTAAAACAGAGGAAAATTTATGAAAATAAAAGAGACTGTAAGGGATGAACTGGCTAATGTTCTTGCCGATAAATTAAATAAGCAGTTTAAGGATGGAAAAGTCGCATACTTTCTTGATGGGGCTACTGAATCACCATCTTCAATCAAAGACTGGGTTTCTACTGGGTCATCAATGTTAGATTTAGTAATATCTAACCGACCAAATGGTGGATTACCCGTTGGAAGAATAACAGAGGTTACAGGTCTTGAAGCATCTGGAAAATCATTGTTAGCAGCACATACTCTTGCAAACACCCAAAAACGAGGTGGTGTTGCAGTTTATATAGATACAGAGAGTGCGGTTAGTCATGACTTCTTAGAAGCAATAGGCGTTGATTTAGAAAAAATGTTATATGTTCCACTTGATACGGTTGAAGACATATTCTCTGCAATAGAGCATATTATTGATACGATTCGTACTTCAGATAAAGATAGGTTGGTTACAATTGTGGTTGATTCAGTAGCTGCCGCATCAACTAAAGTAGAAATGCAAACAGACTTTGATAAAGATGGATACGCAACAACTAAAGCAATAGTCATCTCAAAAGCGATGAGAAAGATAACTAATCTCATAAGTCGTGAAAATATATGTCTCTTGTTTACAAATCAACTTAGACAGAAGATGGGTGTTATGTTCGGAGACCCTTGGACAACAAGTGGGGGGAAAGCTTTAGCATTTCATTCTTCTGTTCGGTTGAGATTAAAGAACCTTGGTCAGATAAAAAAGAAAGTTTCTGGACAAGACCAAACTATTGGTATAAAAACCAAATGTCAAGTGGTAAAGAATAGGATGGGGCCTCCAATGAGACACGCAGACTTTGATATCTACTTTGACTCTGGTATTGACGATGTTGGTAGTATATTAAAGGTTCTTAAAAACTATAAACTTGTCAAGTCTGGTGGAGCGTGGTATACATTAAAGTATAATGATGAAGATATCAAGTTTCAAGCAAAAGACTTTGAAGAGGTTTTAAATAGAGATGGTATGAAAGACTATTTGTATGATTTGATATGTGAAAAACTTATCATGAAGTATAAAGAGAAACCAGATTATACTATTGGAGAGAATGTAGAATATGAAAATGAAATAGAGGAATAGAATATGCCAAAGAACTATTTGGAAATGTTCAATGACCTCGTAGAAGAAAAAGAACATCAATCAAAGTTTTCAGATAAGAACGACAGAATACTTTTAATAGATGGACTAAATACTTTTATCAGAAACTTCTCTGTTAATCCAACTACTAATGACGATGGTACTCATGTTGGTGGTTTAGCAGGTTCTCTCAAATCAATCGCATTAGCAATCAGAACAACGACACCAACTGCTTGTGTCGTTGTTTTTGATGGTAAAGGTGGTTCTACTAAAAGAAGAAAATTATTTCCTACCTACAAAGCAAACAGAAAAGTACATCGTAGATTAAATAGAACTGATTTTCATGATGGTATAAACGAAGAGGAAGCAATGAAAAGACAAATTGTTAGACTCTTTGAATACTTAGAAGCACTTCCTATCAAAACTATGATGTTTGATGGTATGGAAGCAGATGATGTGATAGGTTATGTATGTTCTAATTTATATCCAGATTCTGAAAAGGT